TTGTAGCACCATCATAAGTGCGACCGATACGAGCAGACCATCTTTCTGTTGTTTGTGCATTCTTAATCAACATATCAAGAATTTCCAAATCAATTTCTTGTGAAATGTATTCAGACAACATTGATGTCAATTCAGCTTCTGCATCGATTGAGTGGTATGCATTCAAATCTTGTGCAAATTCAGGTGTCCATACTGCCTTCAACTTACGTGTTTTAGCAACAATGGATTCTGAACGCAATTCAAGATTGATTTCAGGAATGTCAAGATTTCCACCAGCCAAACCGTCTTCAAAGTCACCACGACTTGTAGCAGTAGGTTGCTTCTCATAAGAAACTACTGCATTACCAGGAACAGCAGATGCAGAAACAACAAATGTAATTTGTGAATTTGAAGCATTTGCAGTTGTATATTGTGGGAAGTAACCCAAAATGTTTGAACCAGATACCTTGAATGCACGGATTGCCTCAAAATCGTGATTTGTCATTGATGCAGATGCAACTGTGATAGTGAAAATCTTACCACCAACAAGTGATGCTGAATATGCATTTTGGAACTCTGTATCAAATTGGTACACAGATGGTGTAGCGTGTGATACAGAACCTGTTGCAAAATTTGTAGCATCAACAGTAGAAACACTTGGATTCAATGATACAGTTGTTGCTTCATTGATTGAATAACCGAAACGACCTGCACCATAAAGACCGCCTGAAGGATCAGCGTCTTTTGCATCTTTACCAGTTACACCAAATACTGAATCAGCTTGTGAGTCTTTACCTGCATTTGCAGTAAAGCCAGGTTGTGCTGTACCATATTTGAAATCTAGATAGAATACAAGACCAGAAGGCAAGTTCATTGGTTGAACAGAAACGAAATCTTTCGCAGCAATTTCAGAGAAAATACGGCGAACCAATGGAAGTGCAACGCCAGCCCATTCTTCTGAACCAGCAGCTGTACCTGTTCTGTTTGATTCTTCGATAAGTTGTTTTGCTTGATTTTCGAGAAGTATTGCGATAGAGTTCTTCTCATACTCGTTTTTCAAATTATCAAGAAGACCAGTTTTTGCCCATTTATTGACAACTTGCTTGTTTTCTTTGATAAGTGCCTTGTGGGGATTCCCAGAGGCATTCAATAAAGATTGTATACTCATTTTGTTTTCCTTAAAAAAAATTATTTCAAACCTGCTAATTTACGTAAACGATTTGCCATCATATCACCTTCATTCAAGATGTTTTTGGATGGACGTGTGCTTGCTGTTGGTTTAGATGCAAAAGATTCCTTAATAGGTTTAACTTTTGTTGTTCTAAACGATTCAGACAATGTTGCGAAAACTAATTTAACTTCACGTAGACTTGATGCACGATCAAAGTTTTCGATGACAGTCATTTTTTGTCTTTCACTAAGTGAGTGCTTGCGGAATAACTTGTTAGAGAAAAGCAATTTTGAGTTCAAAAGATTGACTTCATTGATTTTAGAACGCAAGAAAGAAATAACTGCATAAGCTTCACGAAGTTTTGCCTCTGCCACTTCTTTTTCTTCTTCTTCACCTTCTTCAACAGTTTCTTCTTCGCCTTCTTCCTCACGGAGAGCACGAAGAACTTCTTTGATGTCTACTTCTTCTTCATCTTCACCTTCTTCAACAGGTGCTTCCTCAGCTTCTTCTTCCTCACGGAGAGCACGAAGAATTTCTTTGATTTCAGCAACTTCTTCGGAATCTTCATCTTCTTCTTCAACAAGTTGAACGAGTTTTTCCTTTTTGTCTTCTGTGCTGTCATCTGATGCAACTGCTGATGGTTTCTTGTTATCACCACCGCCGATTTCAGACGAATCAATGTCTTCTTCTAATTGACGAATAATTTCCATCAATTCTTCATCCATTGGTGCTTCTTCTTCATCAGCTTCTTCCATTGGTGCTTCTTCTTCATCAGCTTCTTCCATTGGTGCTTCTTCTTCATCAGCTTCTTCCATTGGTGCTTCTTCTTCTTCTTCAGCTTCTTCCATAGCAGGTTCTTCATCTTCACCTTCGCTATAGAATCCGTATTCTTCTACGGGTGCTTCTTCTTCACCCTCGCCTTCTTCGACTGGCTCCTCGGCTTCTGCCTCCTCTGCCAACTTTTTAGAAAGCATAGACTGCAAACGCGGAGTGAATGCCTCTTCCAGAGCAAGTTTAGCATTTGCTAATGCTACTTCCTTTACGGCCTTTGCATCTGCAATAGCTTCTTTCAATAAATCATTCATAAAAATCTCCAACTATTTTTAGTGTTATTTGAAACACTAATTGCAATAAAAATAATATCGGACTCTATAACGGATAGAGTATTATGTAAGTATAAGTATTAGGCAAATTATTTTTTTTCTATTTTTTCTGCAGATTTTTTTAGAGGACCATACTGGAATATGGATTTTGCATCATTTTCTGTATAGATAAATCGTTTGTTTCTATTTTCTGTATCTATTTTCTTTTCTTCAGCCATTGTTGTATTCCACTAATATCTTGTAAATGTTTCTTTGTTGATTGAAACCATTTATGGTATATTTACAGTTTCTAGGTAATGTTACTTCGGTTTCATGGCAATAATCATTTTTACCACAAGGTAATGTCAATATAGAGGTTCCGGCTGGAACAAAAAATTCAAATAGTGGCATTCTTTTTTTACCAGTTCCTTCACATATTAAAGGATTCAAAGATGTTGTCAAAAATGATTTATCAACCCATTGTCCTTCATCAACAAATAATTGTAATATATCTTTGTTTTCTATAGATCTATATGTCACTATACTATGATCTAATCTTTGCATTTGTTCAGAAAAAGCATAATCCATTTCATAAATAGTAAATGCATTCATTGCACTATTGTATTTTTTTTCTCTAGAATCACCTTCTTTTGGCTTTCCAAGTTTTACTTGTGTTTCTATTTCTTGATTTGTCAACGATGGTCTTGAAAAACGAATTATGTTATTGATTTTATCAGAATTAAGATAATAATGTTGCAAAGCCATTATAGTTTGTTTATCAAGTTTACCCTTACTTATTAAACTATGTTTTGAAACTGAAATTCTTTCTATTTTTTTATACAATTTTGAAAAATCTACTTTTTCATCACCTATGCTTAAATCATACATATCAATTATGTCTTCATAATCATATTGAAGTAAATGTTCTCGTGTTTCTGGATATAAGTTATCTGTTTTTATGTCAAGTCTTTCAGCATCAACTTTACTTAAAAATCCAACTGTTTTTAATCCAGTTTTTTCTTCGTTTGGTTTTTTTTCTTCTTCTGCAGGTTTTTCTGATGAATCAGACTTTTCTTTTGATTTATCGTCTTCTGCGGGTTTTTCTTCATCTTTGGTTTCTTCTTCTGCAGGTTTTTCCTCAGCCGCAGGTTCTTCTGCAGGTTTTTCCTCAGCCGCAGGTTCTTCTGCAGGTTTTTCTTCAGCCGCAGGTTCAGCAGCAGGAGTTTCTGCAGGAGTATCTGTTGTTGCCGGTTCAGCAGGAGTTTCCTCATCTTCTTCGTATAAAGACAAAGACCTTTCCAGGTTTTCAATAACTCTCCGTGTTTCATCACGGATTAGTTTTTCAAGACTAGCAAAGGTCATTTTATCTCCATTAAATGTTTTCAGAATCCAATTTTCGTTGTCTTCTGATAGCAGCGTTTCTTTTTTCTGATTTCTTCTTTGATGGTTTAATATATTCCATACGACTTTTATATTCTTCGAGAATACCGGCTTCTTTTACTTTACGCTTAAAAACCTTAATCATCGTATCTATATTCATTCCGCCCGCTTTAACTTTTACATGAGCAGGATTGGATGTGGTATAAACTCTGTCTGACATAACATTTCCTTATTATTTTTTTATTTCATAAAATGATCCGAGTTGTTTACCTATATTCTCATAGATAGACTCCAAGTTTCTTTGTAACTTAACTATTTTTTCTGATATTTTTTGAAATTCACTAACAGATTCTTTCAATCTTTTTGAATTTCTTCTATGTGAAACACCTTCAAACCAATCACCAGATTCTTCCACCATATTTTTAGTGGCAAACTCTACCATTCTTTTTATTTCAGATACAACTTCTGGAAGTGATTTTGAGCGATGAACGACTTCTCTGTATTCATTGTATCTGGATATTGCTTCAATATATTGTTGTTTTTGTTCTGATGTTAGAACTTTTGTATTCATTTTTTCGGACATAACTTCTTTCACCGCATCCGCAACAAGTTGATTTATTTCTTCTTTTGTCATTTTGTTTTTTGTTTCACCAACTTTTTTAGGCAAACCTTTATGTTTTGTACTAGCATACTTTTCAAGTTCTTTTTCGGACATTGAATTTGCTAACTGTTTTACCGTTTTACTAACATCAGATGTTGAAACTTTGCCTCTTTTGTAAGCAAGAGCCAATCCCATAAGTTTTTGTTGTTGAATACTCAAAGAAGGCATATCATTTCCCCTCAAATATACATTCACAAACATTTCCAATCTCACAAATAATGTTTGTTATGTTATTGTGAATACGTTGTATTTTAGGATCAATTTTTGCAATAGTGGATGTAGAAACACCTTCTATCAGTAAACCTTCATTTATACCCTCACCCATTGGATTCGGGTACATAAATGCACCATGTGTTGATGGGTTTGACACAAAATCCCAACCAATCAATTCAAAATCGTCTTGAACTTCAACCGTTCCTTCACTTATTTCTTCAACAGATCCCAATCCTCTTGATGATATTCCAAGACGAATGCCAGCACCAAGTAGTTGTTTCAAAATGTTTCCAGACGGTGTTGGTAGTATTTCAACAGTTCCGATAACATCATTTCCTTTCCAATCTACACCAAGAACATTATGTGAAACATTACGAAGATTTATTACAGATGAATCTGGATGGTCAAGTTCACCGAGAGCACGATTTTCTTTTATATTAGTTGACGCATATTTTTTAACTTCTCTTGTTAAAATCTTTTTCGGATAAACTCTGCCATTTTGATTTTTTGCCTCAGCTCTTTGTAATACTCCTGAAACTATAACTTTTCCGCTATTTTTCTTTTCGGATTCGGAAATCATTTTTGGATTTACATTGAATAGTATAGTATCTACGAGTAGTTCCTTCATGTTAAGCACCTAATTCGTGTATTTTTTTAGTAATTCTGTTTATTCTTTCTGATATTTTTCTCAATCTATTCATTGATTCACCCCAAAGAGTTCTTTGATCAACATTCATTTCAGTTTTTAATTTAAGTGCATGTTCAACAACTCTTTCAACTTCATAGATTGTTTTGTTTATATTTTTAATAGAATCATTTATTTTTCTATTACTACTACGAGTTTCATCTTTACGAAATTCATTATATGTTCCTTCGTTTATGACACCCATTGCCTGTTTGTAAACAGATTCATAATTTCTTTTTTTAGTCTTTGGGACAACCTTATACCCATAAACCTCAGCAGTTTCTTTATTGTGTTCTTCAAAATCCTTTTCACTTGCAGAAAATGCTTTGGGTGTATCATATCCAGCAACATTTGCAGTAACACTCATTTCATCAAGCGATAATTCTTCAGCAAATTCACGGTATTCTTCTGATTCTTTGAGTTTTTTTATGAAAGATTCTACATTCATATGATACCTTATTTTGAAAGTTGATTTTTTATCAAAACATATACTGTGCCAGAATCAACTTTCACAGATGACAGTGAAAATTCAAATATACGTTGAGCACCAGCAAGAACAGAAAATGGGACATCACCACCTGCGGATAATGAAGCAGTTCCAGTCGTTCCACTTGGAACTATTATACCACCTACACCGTAATTAGATCCAGTAAAATGTGTTGTTCCGGTTCCACAAGTTATTGATCTTAAAAATTTTCCAGGATGTCCTTTTCTTTCAAAATCATTGACGTGTGATGTTGGAAAATTATATGGATGGATTTCATTTACTGACATTATTTACTCCAGGATAAATCATCTATAATACTGTAATATCTAAGCAAAGAAGATATGTGGTTTTCTTCTACTTTTTTAAGTGTCTGATATTCGTCTAAAAGTCCAACAACTTCTTGTAATTTTATTTTTAGTGATTTATCAGATATTCTATGCATATTTTTTACAAACAATCTTTTTATAGTTACCGCTTCAGTTTGGACAAGAGATTTTAAGTTATTAGTATTACTTACATTTTCAATATATTCTCTCAACAAAACCTTTTGTGATTCGGATAAATTACTATATTTTGCATTGAATTTTTCAACAAGGTATTTGTATGCCATCAAACGAACTTCTTTTGGCTCACTTGCAATATCAACATCTTCTGTTAAAGTAGATTTATTTTGTTTTGATGTTATATTTTCAAGGATTGTTATTCTTGACTTAGTAATCTCAACAGGATTTTCTAATTCGTTATATTCAAAAATTTTGTATACTGATGCTAGCAGTTTATAGTTTTGAACTTTTGTTTGAAAAAATGAATCAATTTCAAAATTTTCTTTGATAGTTTTAATCAATTCATATTTTTCGTTTTGCAATTTATTTTTATTCAATCCTCTACGGGCTTTCATAGCTGCCTCGATTAACATATTAGCCTTTGTTTCAGACTTCAATCTTTCGTCTGCAAGGGTTTTGTATAATCTATATTCTTTAATAAGCTCTGTATTCTTATTAAAGAATTTTTTAAGAATCTG